CAACACCAGAATTTGGATAGAAATCAATTTTTAATAAATCATCCTCAATATATCCATAATAAGTTCCCATACCAGTTTGGGTCACATATCCTTCCGTTATATTTGTCGATAATCGACCATATTCCATTAAATCAACGGTTGTTCCATCATGAATGATATTGAATTGATTATATTCAAATTCTTCGTAATTGATATCAGGATTAATAGATACTATCACATGAGCAGATCTATAAGTACTTGCAATACCCACAATTGTAGTAGTTCCAATTCCAACACCAATCGCAACACTTTCTGTGTCTACAATAGAAGGACCAACAACTGTACTACCAGTACTTAATGCATTATCATCCAAATTAAATGAAAGGCTAGCAATCCAATAATCATTAACAGAGTATTTTACAGGATACCATCTTAATTCACCTAAACTACCAGAAATAGCAAAATCAAAATCACCTTGATCATAAACAGTGTCTATTTTTCCATATTGATTAAGATAACCAAAATTATTATCATGAATAATATCACAAATAGTTAATTGTCTTTGAGCAGTAAATCTCTTGTCTTTCACATAAAGGAAATATTTTAATGCTCTTCTTTCTGCTAATGTCCAAGAAGCAACTGTCGTATAACGTGTAGATCTTGGATTACTATTAAATGTTCCACTAAAATCATCAATAGAAACTACTCTATTACCAATTGATTCATCATAATCCTTTAAAATTCTACTAGAGAAAGTTATTTCAGTAGAAACAGTATCCTTACCAATAACTAAACCATTTTCTGACGCAAGATCAAAATCTTCAACACAATTCATATTAACTACAGAGAATTGTTCTGCAACAATACCATAAGCTGATAATTCAGTGGATAAACCAACCTTCAATGAATCTGTGTCATCTGGAGTAGACTCTAACTGATAATCACTAAATTTCTTAAATCCTATTGTATGATTTAATGTAGAAACAGGATCATCCCATACATCCAAGTCAACCCTTGAACTTAATGAGTATGATAAATTCTGATAATAATCACTATCTTGGAATCTTTGAAGAGTTCTATTAAAGAATCCAGATTCTGTCTCCCAACCACCTTCTACCCTAGCAGTTGCACCTAATGTGAGATATGCATCAAAAGATTTAATAGATGAAGCAACTCCTTCAACCCCAGAGGCATTACCAACTATAATTTCACCAACTGCAAAATCTTTTTGAGCAGAAATTCTTAGAATTCCTGTATTTGGACTCCAAGATTCAACTACCCCAGTGGTGCTACTTAATGTACCAGTAACTGTCTCTCCTACAACATAATCACTTGAATCAGTAAGATCAATCTTAAATTTAGGGAAATTCTTCTGAGAAACAATTCTTCCTGCAGAGTTAACAAAATCAAATTGACCTGGTGTAAGTTCAGGTGCTAAATCTCCAAAG